TAAACAGTACCTGCGGCAATACCTAATAGACTAATAACTCGACCTATTGGTGTTTTGGCTAAGAATGTCATAGCCGTACCTAAGGCTGTTATAGCCCCAGTTGCAACACCTGCTGCTGCTGCAAGCCCTCCGAAAGCAAAAGTTACTACTTGAATAAGAGCACCAATGGCCAATGCGGTGGCCAATGCACCTAGAGCAATAGTTACCGGAACAATGTTACGTTCTAAAAATCCAAACGCATCTACTAATAAACTACTGGCTTCAGTAGTTGTAAGGAAATCACGAACAGTAGATTGAAGTTCATTTTTTAAACTGAGAAATGCTTGACCAACAGTCTTAGGCATCTTATCAAATTCTTCATTCAATCCACCTAGACCGTCTTGTAATGCCTGTGCAACAATCTTAGTTGACAACATACCATCACTGGCTAACTTGCGTAGTTCTGCTGTGGTCAGTCCTGTTGTGGTTTTTAGAACATCCATAAACTTGGCATTGTTCTCCATCATACTACGTAGTTCATCGCCTTGTAAACGACCTGAACCCATGGCCTGTCCGAACTGGTAAGTGGCTGCGGCAGCAGCCTGTGTACCAGCACCTGATATTACCAATGACTTGTTAAAGGCTTCAATAATAGTAATAAGATCGGAGTGCTGTAATCCTGCATCTTTTGTGCCAATGGCTAACTTTGAATACAGATCAATAGTTGGTGCAATACCTTGACGAGTCTCATTGGCAAGAGTATTCAGTTCTCGATATTTGTTAGCAAGGTCAGCACTACTGGTTGTGACCAATCGTAACTTGTTATCTAAAGTTTCGATAGTGTTAACGTAGTTGAAAATCTCTCGTCCACCTAATGCTAAACCTACAGCACTAACCGCACTTTCTAAACTACTGAATCCCCTGGTAAGACCACTAACACTATTGTTTAGTTGACCTACACCACCTGATATCTGTGCGAGAACTGGGGAGGTCTTATCAACCGCCTCAATCGTAATTTGAATATTTTCAGCCACGTGTTAACTTCCTTGACATAGTCTTTTGTTGAGCCTCGTTGCGTTCTTTTTCATATCTGTAATATGCCGCCCACATGCGAAACTCAAGTGTTGAAATATCTAAAATCTCTTCCAGGGACTTACCTAATTCTTTGGCCAAAAACATCATGAACCAAAGGTCGGAGTCCCCTTTTAGTTTTTTTCTATTTCTTCCACAGCAGGCAAGTCACCACCGGACAATGCTCTACTTAATTTTAATACCACTGAGGGATCGGCATCATTCATAAGAGCATCTTTATCGTATTGAGTAAACAACTGCTTACCATCTTTGTCTAATGACTTGCTGATAACAGTTTGTACTAGTGCTTCTACACTTTTACCTGCCTGTGCCAGTTCTACGATTTTGCTTTCTGTGCGTAATGTATTGACATCTCTATAATAGACATCTAGATCCCACTCTTCTATCTTTATCATTTTCAAATCTGCTGCTAACTTTGATTGAAAATGTCCTTGTGCTTTTTGAATTGCTGAAAGTTTTACTTGACTCATTTTTTCACCTTATTGGAAATTGTTGTTACTGCGGCTCTAATCCCTTGATTAACAAAGCCATTGGGTGCTTGACGAGAATAGCCCTTCTCGAGTCTTCCAATGTAAGGAACATCGTTCTTTACCACTGTTTGACTACGTTGTTGCCATCCTCGTCTTGCACGACCAGTATCTATTGGAGTTCTACTGGCCACTTCTTTTTGAATTTCAGGCATAAGATCGGTTTTGATAGTCCTTATGGCTGCTTGCACAGACTGTAATGACATGTCGCCGACGATCTTAATATTGAAGTTCATATTACGATTAGTTGAACTGACTTAATGCACCTGTTCCACTGAATGAAACACTTGCTGTTACTAAACCATCATAACTGGCTGTTACCGCATATTCAGTTATGATAATTGCACCACTAAACTTAGTTCCTACAACGGATGCATCTGGATACCACTCAGCAGTGATTGCTGTGTCAGTGTTAGGATTCAATGATGTCTGAACTTCTGCGGCTTCTGCGTCATCAAAAATGATGTCCATGCTGCCACTCCAAGATTGTAAACCTTTCTTGTGTGTACGGAATGAATCACCCATTGATGTATCTTCTACTGTGTCACGGCTGTGACTAATGTTCCATGAACGAACTTGTGCGATTGCGGTTAGTGTACCTGTACCGTCCAGCACTTTAACTGATCCATTACTACCTTCATATGATGCCATAATTATTCTCCTTGTTGATTAATTGGCGGGTTGGTTGGAAGAACCTCTTCCTGAACAACTTGCTCTTCTTGAACACTCTGTTCAATAACCTCAGCAACGGCAGTTATTTTTACCTTGCTGGGCTTTTTTGGACTGGCGTTAGACACTTCAGTCCAACCCTGCTCCAAAAACCTGTTTAGATAACGTGGCTTGATTGTTTCTACCACACCATCTTTTGTAATTTGTATTGTCATTAATTAGTTCCTTTGTTATAAACATATCTTACTTCTACAATCATAATAACTTCAGCCAGAGGAGGTAATCTTTCTGGAACTGTGATTGCTGTGACTCGGGTAAGCATATTTTTACTATCAGTGCCTCTTGTTCTATCTAAATCGAGAGTTTCTTCTATTCTTTCAATAATGTCATTCTTAAGTTGATCAAGAGCAACACCACCTCCACGAACAAAGGCTCTAATGGTATATTGTATTACGCCCTGTCTTTGAATACCCATGGTTATGTCTTGACGGGTTTCATTACCAGTGCTGATTAGTATGGCGGGGAATTGGGTTATGGCCAGTTTTTCTACATCAAAAGGATCACGTGTCACAAGCACAGGCTTGGGATCCGTCATGTCTTTCAACACAGAAACTATGTTGACGGCAAAGTCTTCACGTAAACTCATGGCTTACCTCTTTAGACGACCGAAATAACTTGGAACCTTTTCTGAAGCCGCAACACTATTGTCGTTGTTAATGTCGTACTCAACTCCATCACGGATTACAAGATCTATTTCTTCTGCGAACATTTTCTTGTAATAATCATACTTAATTTGGAATACATCCAAGTTAGGTTCGAACTTTGATAGGCGTGGGAAAATATAATATCCCAAGGCGTGGTAGACTGTTGCTCTTGTTAGTTGACTATCTGTTAGTAGTGTGGAGTCCATTTCAGCATAACGGTAGTTCATAACAGTAATGTCATAACGTCCTACCTGTGACGTGGGCCACCAGTGAATGCGGAGGTATCTTTCAACGTCTGCTTGTGCCTTGGTAAGGGCATCATCAAAGTTGGATAATCCGTAGTTGAGGATATCAGGTTCATATGCCTGAATATCAGAAATCGTTGCAAAAGCCATGTGGGCCTCCTTAAGTCCTACCAAAGGGTAAATTGTATGTGATGAGTCCTTCTCTTCACTTACGTATTTATGCAGAACAAAAAAAAGGACCTATATATTTCTATACAGGCCCTACTGAGGATTTCATATATCGGAGATTTGTAGAACTATGCCTTTCTACACTTTTATTTATCAAGAGATAAAAAAAGAGGGGCATAATACCCCTCTTTCAATCACATAGGATGTGATTCACTCCCGGCTTATTGATTACTCAATAGTAGAATCGAACTGTGCATAAACGCCTGCGTTATTGTACAGAATACCTTGGCCGTAGATTGCTGAACCAACAATGTCAAAGGCACGTGCGGCTGCTTGACGTTGTGTTTCGATCTTAACATCTTGCATCATTGCTAGACCAAATGCATCTTTGTGGAATACAACACAGTTGTAATCACCAGCAGCACCGGCAGCCACATTAACAAGGCTAGACTGATACACAGGAACGCCACCAAGCATACCCATGAAGCCGTTTTCCAATGCTGAGTTACCAATAGCACTGGCTGGGGCTGCAAAAGTACTTGTTAAAGTGCTGGCAACATCATAAGCAATGTTAGGATGCAATACGATTGCACAGTCGTTGCTTGTGTCGTAACCTTGGGCACGTAGTTTAGCAATGGCTTGGAAAATCAATGCTGGAGTTGCTGTTACGGCAGCACCGCCAACACCTGCGTTCAATGAACCAACATTGCTTAACAAGTCTGTGTCCATCTTACGAGCAATGGCTTCACCGAATAAACGGCCTAGGTCAGCAACAACGTTGCTTGCTGATGCCATCATGGCTAAGTCACTTACAGTTGCGTATAGACCAACTTCAGCAACAGTTAAGATTGCGCCACTTGTAGATACAGCAACTTGGTTGCTGGCTACGGCTTCTGTTAACGATGTTGCTGTTTGACGAGGATAAATTGGCACAGTCACGGTTTTGCCGTTGCCTGGACTCAATGTATAGTTACGAACTAATCCACGCATGATGGATTTTTCTGAAGCAACAAAAAGTGCTTCTGCGGTAATGGCCGGTAAAAGGTCATTTAGGGTGGTTGTATTTGTAGTCATTTAAGACTCCTTTAAGGTTAGGTTAATTTAAATTGTTTGCTTTTCTATATTCTTTATAGGCAGCACGATCTTTTGGATCATTCATGTTTAGTTTAGTAATATCGATTTTACCCGTTGTCCCTGTTGCCTTACCAACTCCGCCTCCACTACCACTGCCACTTGGTCCTGCGGACACAAAATGTGGATTGGTTGTGAGAAACTCATTTACTAAGTCATCTACAGTCATTAAACTTCCAGAGTCCATATATCTTGCACCACCACTGTCATCAACGATTTCAACATCACCTCCGTCAGATAAACGGATTTGATCTTTTAGCAATCTCACCACTTGTTGTGGATTAACTGCACGTCGACTTGATGCGGCATTTAACAATGAACCATCTACCTTGATAGATTGTAATTGGTCTTGTAACTGTTTGATAGTTTGATCTTTTTTTCCCACAGTTTCCTGCAGAACTTTTTCGAAATTGCCACGTGACTTTTCCTGCTCAAGTCGAATGTTTTCTTCTTTTGCGGTCAACTCACGATACTTTTCTACATCAATACCTTCAAACTGTTTTGCGAACTTCTTACGTTCTCTATCCAGTCGTTCCTTGACAATACTGTCAATATCTTCTTGGGTAAAACTCTTACTAGCCTGGTTCTCTTGGGCACTTGTGCCTTCTGACGGTTCTCCAGTAACCATATTGTCTTCAATCATATAACCTCCTTAATAGGTGAAGAAGTAACACCATCCCTGTACTCTACAGTAATAGTCAAATATTTATCATCTGACAAATATCTAACAATATTTAATATTTCTTACCAGGCGTCTTTTTCTTACGACGATTGGTCTTGGTACGCATACCACGTGTTGGTAATGATCTCATGATTACTTTCCTTTTGTAAACTTGGCTTTCAACTTCTTAGGTGCTGCCTTGCGGGCCACACTTAATGCTATGGCAATGGCCTGCCTTTGAGGACGACCGGATTTGATTTCTTTGCTGATATTGGCACTAATAGTTTTAGCACCGTATCCTTTTTTAAGTGGCATCATCTGCTCCTTTGTCTTCGTATATCTTTCCAGATATTTCCATACGTCTTTCTCTTACTAAATGCCAAACATTTAATAAGTGTTTCCGTGCTCTCTTGCCTGCTTCAAAGTTATGCTTCTTCATGAAGTTTTCATTTTCTTTGTAATAGGCTTCAATGGCTTCTAATAGATCTCGATGCGTCTGTGTGGGTTTTATTTTATATTTAAATTCCTCTATGAGGTCCTCCACAGGTGCATCTTTAATCTCAAAGTTTTCACTCATCAACTGGCTCCCAAACAGCACACCAGTATGTAGGTCTTACTTCTGCATTATTCCATTTAGAACACAGCATTGTTTGTGGATCATAATATCCACAGTTGTCACAGTTTTGTCCTTGCGGTACTGATGCGTTGCTGGCTGGCTGGTAAGCATCTGGTAGATCACTGTCTATTTCTTCGCCGTCTGGATAAGTTCTTTCTTCTTCTTGTGTGGCCTGCTCTATGGCAAGATCACTTACTGGTCTGCCAGCATAACTGTTTGATATCTGTTCTCTAAGGATTGGATCTTCTACAACTTCATCAATAGCCATGCTGCCCAATATCATATCTACTGTATCATTACCACTGGTTTGACTTAGTAGTTGCTTGACCTTTTCAATCAATGCAAACTCATCCATAGTTTCGTTATATTCTTGACTTTCATTAGTTTTAGTAACTTGGTCTACAACGGCTTGATACTTATCTTCGTCTTCAATCAAGACCTTGAGCATTTGTCTTTC